GGAAGTATACTCGCACCGGCGAATCCAGTATCATAATATTTATATAAAACGGAACGTAATGGATAAAATAACAGTTTTATTTCCCGGCGGATTTAAACCATTAACTGGAGCTCATTTAGCATTAGCACAACGATATGCAGAATCTCCGCAAGTAGGTCGAGTAATATTATTAATTGGACCAAATTCTAGAGATGGTATTACTAGAGAACAAAGCATTGAAATGTTTAATTTACTCAATAACAATCCTGACATCATCATTCAACCTACGCAACATAATTCACCCATTGTGGCAGCGTATGAATATTTGTTTGATTTGCCATCCGATGCAAAAGGACGTTATGCCATGGCAGCATCTACCAAAGGGGATGATTATGTTAGAGCAAAAGCTTTTGTACCCAATGTAGATAAATATGCAACGATTGGTGACAAAAAAGGACGTAAAATTCCTGCAGGAATTGATGCAACGGAATTAAGTATTGATGTAGATCCAGAAACATACGCAAATGGAATGCCAATATCGGCCACTACGGTAAGGCAAGCAATTGCTAATAATGATTATGAAACGTTTCGTGCATCATATCCTCAATTTAAAGATGCAGTTGTAAAAAATGCATGGCAAATTGTAACAGGATTACAAGAAGCATTATTTACAAAAGATTGGTGGGCGACACAATTGCAAGAAGATGTTGATGAAGTTTTTGGTGCTACAATGAATAAAGCCGAAACACGTCGACATAAAAATAAAATCAACAAGTTAAGTAATTTTTTAGATAAACAAGATAATAAATCATTTGTATATGATTTTAATAAATTTCCAAAAACAGTTTATGGCGTAAAATTAACAGAAGGCGGCGCAGCAGGACATATGGCACACCCATGGGACGATCATGGATTAACTTTTAATGACATGAAAGAAATTGTTAGTCGAGCATTAGAAGGACGTTTAGATATAGAAGCTGCGGTTACTGAAAAAACTGATGGACAAAACATTCAAGTTACTTGGAAGAATGGACAAATTGGTTTTGCTCGTAATAAAGGTACTGTAATTAATCCAATGTCAGTACAAGAAATACAAGATAAGTTTGGAGGACGAGGACCAATATCAGATGCATTCGGAAATGCTGCAGAAGATTTAGCAGAAGCATTTAGTCGCGTGCCACAAGATAAACTCAATCAAATATTTAAAAATGGTCGCGTATTTGCTAATATGGAAATTATTTATCCAGCGACGCGTAACGTTATTGCGTATGAAGTTGCCGTATTACAATTTCATAATTTAGTAGAATATGATGAACAAGGAAATGTTGTAGAAACAGATTTAACAGGCGGCGGCGCTTTGCAAGGTATTATACAAGATGCTAATGCACATCTTCAAAAAACATTTTCATTTATTCCTCCGCAAAAAATTAAAATTGGACGAATATCTAATTTTGAAGATCAACAAGCTGCATTCTTTAATGAAATTGATCAATTACAAAAGCGATTTAATTTAAAAGATACAGACCGCGTAACTGAATATCATCGAGCATGGTGGCGTGATGTTATTAAAGCACAAGCTGATAAAATGGGATATGATATTCCAGAAAACATTTTAAATGCATTGATATACCGTTGGGCATTTTTTGACAAATCAGAAAGCATGACCTCACTTAAAAAACAAATTACAAATCCAGAATTTTTAAATTGGGTTCAAGAATTTGATAAAAATGAATTTAAACGATACTACAAACAAAACATGGAACCGTTTGAAACTATATTTTTACGGTTAGGTGCAGTTGCATTGCAGAATGCAGAAAATTTCTTAGCAGCAAATCCATCTAAAACGGTTCAACAAATCAAACAAGAAATTGCCGAACTTACAAAAGAATTACAAAATAATCCTAATCCGGCTACAATTTCTAAATTAGAATTGGAACTTAAACGAATTGAACGATTAGGAGGATTTGATGCAATAGTTCCGTCAGAAGGAGTAGTATTTACATATCGAGGTAATACTTATAAACTTACGGGAGCATTTGCACCTGTTAATCAGATACTAGGAGTATTGAAATACGCACGTTAACATATTTATATTAAAATTGGAATTTAATCATGGCTGAAAAACATAGAAGTAAGTACAAAAGACCAGAAAATGCAAAACCAACTCGTCGTAAAGACATTAAAGACTATACGCACGATGATAAAGCAGGAGCAATGAATCCGTATTCTACGGGTAAAAAACAAGAAAAAGTTGCTCGTAAAACAGATAAACCATTTGTTGATGATTCAAAAAATTTAACAATAAAAATGACCGACAAAGATCGTTTATATAAAAAACTTGAAGATGGTGAATATGATCCAAAACATGCAATGAATGTTCTACGTAAACGACAAGAAGTTGATACAGACGAATATTTTGATGCAAGAGAAAAAATTGATCATGGAGTAACTACATCTGAATTAAAAGAACGAATCAACAAATTATCTGTATCACAAAAAGAACAATTAGTTAGAGAATATGTTCGAAGAAAGATTGCAAAAATTATTCAAGAACAAGGTGCACCGACAGATACTCCAGAAGAAGAAGCTCCGGCACCTGAAGCTCCAGCAGATGCTCCGGCACCAGATGTAGCACCTGCTCCAGATGCAGCTGCCCCGGCACCAGCTCCAGCTCCCCCAGCACCGGCTCCGCCTGCTCCAGATGCAGCTGCCCCAGCACCAGCTCCGGGCGCACCAACACCTGAAGCACCAACTGCCGATGCAGGAACTGAAGAACCGAGTAAAGAAGAACAAGAATCTGTAGCTCTTAAAAAAGTAGTACAAGCATTAACTAAAGAAGCAGGCAATATTGGTAAAATTGAATTTATTATCAAAGCAATTAAAACTGTTTTTAAAGATGCAGAGCCAGCAGATACTAAGAATTTTTATAAATTATTAAATCGTGTAGTAATTAAAAAATTGAATAAGATGTCTGCAGATCAAGCTGTTGATAAATAAAAAATATAAATTAGTTATGTCAAAAAAATTACAAAACGTTAAAGCCGTTCAACAAATGTTAGACGGCACTCACAAGTTTCAAACCAAAAAAACAGTTGGATTTTCTGATGCTAAATCTAAAGCAAAACAATCTGAACATCATGAAGTTGGAGATGTATGGGAAGAAACTGATGTTCAAGGAAATACGTATATTATAGAACAACGAGAAGGTTTCCGAATTCGTAAAACAAAAAATTCAGAAATATTTCAATCTATACGAGATGAATTACAATCATTTCCCAATTGTAGAAAAGACGTATGCACATGTTTCAGCACGCATCAGTTAGATCAAAAAATGCGTAAAATTCACGGAATGTGTTTTGATTGTGTAATTGAAATGGAACATGAATTAAAAAAAGCTGGCAAGTATGATAAATATGAACAAAATAAAATTCGAGAAAATGCATTAGCTTGGCTACGCGATGCAGAACGTGATGTTGAATTATTAAAACAAGCATATACGCAAGTACAACAATTCGTTTCAAATTCAGAGGGTCAGGTTGAACATTGGTCGGCAAAAATGACTGCAGAAGAATTTGAAAATACTATACAAAAACAATTTGAAGAATTTAAAACAAAATTTTTAGAAAAACTAAATAAGGAAAACAAACAAGATGAAAACAATTAAAAAATATTGGGCAGTTATCGTAGGTGCAATATTAGCACTATTAGCTATTTTAGCAATGTCATCTAATAAAAATGACAAACGCAAAGTTAAAAAGATTGATGATAAAATTGATGACAATAATCAACAAATTGATCAGTTACAAGGAAAAACTGAAGTAATTGAAGAACAACGTGTTGAAGTTAAACAAGATATTCAAGAAACTAAAACAGAAATTGCTGAATTAGAAACGGCTAAAGAAAACTTGCAAGTAATAGAATTGCCAGTAGAAGATGCTAAACAAAATATTTTAAATAAAACGCGTCGCGGAAAAAAATCAAAGAAATAAGATGAAACGATTATTAGTTATATTATTATTTCCAATATTTGCATTTACGCAAACTAAACCAGATACATGTTTTACGCAACAAGAAATTGTTGATATTTCATATACATTAGATTCATTATTTGCATTAGATTCAATTAATACGGCATTGATTGATAAGTATGTAACATTATCTAAACAACAAGATGAATTAATTAAATTAGATTCATTACAAATTCGTTATAAAGATCAACAAATTGCATTGTTGCAAGAAAATGTAGAATTATATATTCGTAGAGAACGTTATCTTAAACCAAAATGGTATGAAGCAAAAGGTTTATGGTTCGGGCTAGGTATATTTACAACGTTGGGCTCTGGAATATTAATTAATCAAATTGTAAAATAATATGTCGCAAAATATAAAACAGATCATTCAACAACAGTATACGATGTGTGCTAAAGATCCTGTTTTTTTCATGAAGCAATATTGTTATATTCAACATCCTAAGCGTGGTAAGATTAAATTTAATTTATATCCATTCCAGGAAGATTCATTAACCGAACTACGGGATAATCGTTACAATGTAATTTTAAAGTCACGTCAGTTAGGTATATCAACTCTTTCTGCAGGTTTTGCTTTATGGAGCATGTTATTTAAAGATGATTTTAACGTACTTGTTATTGCAACAACTCAAGAAGTGGCAAAAAACTTAGTTACAAAAGTACGGGTAATGCATGACAATTTACCTAGTTGGTTAAAAGGAACAATTGAAGCTGATAATAAACTTTCATTGAAATTTAAAAATGGTTCACAAATTAAAGCAGTTTCATCCGCAACCACAGGAGCACGTTCAGAAGCATTATCATTGCTAATTATTGATGAGGCTGCGTTCATTCGAAATATTGAAGAAATTTGGATAGCATCGCAAGCAACGTTATCAACAGGTGGTGGTGCTATTGTATTATCTACTCCAAATGGTGTGGGTAATTGGTTTCATTCAGTGTGGTCCGAAGCTGAATCGGAAATTAACGGATTCCATACAATTAAATTGCATTGGACCGTTCATCCAGACCGCGATCAAGACTGGCGAGATGAACAAACAAAATTATTAGGCGAACGAGGTGCAGCACAAGAATGTGATTGTGACTTTATTTCATCTGGTCATACTGTAGTCGACGGTGCTATACTAATGGATTATGAACAACAATGTTTGGAACCTATAGAAAAACGTGGATTTGATAACGGGTATTGGGTATGGGAATATCCGGACTACGAAAAAGATTATGTAGTAGTAGCTGACGTTGCTCGAGGAGATGGCGGCGACTGGTCTGCATTTCATGTTATCGACGTACAGGATGTAAAACAAGTTGCAGAGTATAAAGGAAAACTTCCACCTAAAGATTTTGGTAACATGTTAGTAACTGTTGCAACCGAATGGAACAATGCATTATTAGCAATCGAAAATGCCAATATTGGTTGGGCAGCAATTCAGCCCGCATTGGATAGAGGCTATCAGAATTTATTTTATACATATAAAGATGATGGTTATGTAGATGCAGATGTGCAACTCAAAAAAGGTTATGATATGAAAGATAAAAGTCAAATGGTTCCTGGCGTATCTACAACGACACGTACAAGACCATTGATGATATCTGCATTAGAAATGTATATGCGTGAAAAAACACCAATCATTCGAAGTAAACGTTTGATACAAGAATTATTTGTATTCGTTTGGTTAAATGGAAAAGCACAGTCACAAGGCGGATATAATGATGACTTAGTAATGTCATTTTGTATCGGATTATGGTTAAGAGACACTGCTCTTAAATTAAGACAACAAGGAATTGAATTGCATAAACGCACTCTTTCTCAATTTCAAAAATCAGAAACAAAAATTTACACCGGGCGTCCATCAAATAATTCAGATGGCTGGTCATGGAATAATGGTTATAACGATGAAGATTTGACGTGGTTGATACGTTAAAAAATCTTCATGTTCTATAACAAGTTATATTTATATTAAATAATAGAATTAAATTATGGCATCTTTAAGAACGCGCTTAAGAAATCTCTTTGCTACGAATGTTATCGTACGGGCATATGGGAAAGATAAACTTCGTGTTATTGACACAAATAAATTGCAAAGTGTCGGCAACTTAAATCAAAGTAAAGTAGCTGACCGATATACTAGATTGCATGGTGCAAATAAACATCGTGTAGGTGGTTTAGGAGGATATGATTCTAATTACTATATGCATCAGAATCGTATGCAATTATATGCTGATTACGAAATGATGGACCGCGATCCGATTATTAGTTCTGCATTAGATATATATTCTGATGAATCAACATTAGCTGATCAATTTGGTGAAATATTGACTATTAAATGTAATAATTCACAAATTCAAAAAATACTTTATAATTTATTTTATGATATTTTAAACATCGAATTTAATCTTTGGACTTGGATTCGAAACATGACAAAATATGGTGATTTCTTTTTAAAATTAGATATTGCTGAAGGCATTGGAATAATGAATGCTCGTCCATTTTCTAGTTATGAAATTGAACGTTGGGAAGAATTTAATGAAGTAACTGGCGAGTATGATATTAAATTTAAACATATTGCAGAACAACAACGAGGATATGATGTTTTTGAAATAGCACATTTCCGTATGTTATCAGATTCTAACTTTTTACCATATGGTAGATCAATGCTAGAAGGAGCTCGTAAAGAATTTCAAAAGCTCATGATGATGGAAGATGCAATGTTAATACATCGTATTATGCGTGCTCCAGAAAAACGTATTTTTAAAATTGATATTGGTAATATTCCACCAAATGAAGTTGATTCATTCATGGA